GTCCTGCAGAACAAGCCGCAGGGCACCGGTCAGGCAGCCACGGTGGCCATCCACGGGGTCTCCCGGGTGGTCTCCGATGTGCCGCTCACCGCCGGCGATGCGATCAAGTGCAGCGCAGATGGCCAAGCGGCCAAGACCGGAGCCGGCCCGACAGTCGGCATCGCCCTGTCCACCACCGCCAACGCCGGAGAACTCGTCAACGTTCTCCTGACGATCTGAGAGGAGAGAAGCCATGCCGAACCCCACTCAGAGCGATCTCCACGTCAATGTTCCGCTCACCAACGTCTCTGTCGCCTACATGCAGGACAAGGCGCAGTTCATCGCGGACAAGGTGTTCCCGCGGGTGCCGGTGCAGAAGCAGAGCGATCTGTACTGGAAGTACTCCAAGTCCGACTGGCGCAGGACGGACGCGCAGAAGCGTGCGCCCGGCACCGAGTCGGCTGGTGTCGGCTGGAAGGTCGACACGGGGCAGTACTTCGCTCAGGTCTGGGCGGTCCACAAGGACATCGACGACCAGATCCGTGCGAACGCGGACTCCAACTGGAGGCTGGACTCGGACGCCACCACCTTCGTCACCAACCAGCTGCTGCTGCGTCGTGACCTGGACTGGAACGACACGTTCTTCAAGACCGGCCAGTGGGGCACCGACCTCACCGGTACTGCCGGGACCGTGGGTGCCGGGCAGTTCCTGCAGTGGCAGGACCCGAACTCCGACCCGATCGTGCAGTTCGCGGACCTGCAGACCAACTTCGTGGAGCAGTCGGGCCGCAAGGCCAACACGCTGGTCCTCGGAGCCAGGGCGATCACCCAGCTGAAGAACCACCCGGACATCATCGACCGGATCAAGTACACCCAGCGTGGTGTGGTGACCACCGACCTGCTCGCGTCGCTGTTCGACGTGGAGAAGATCCTGGTCAGCTACGCGACCGTGACCGACGTGGCGGAGATCAACGACGCGAAGGCCCAGGACGCTGCTGCGACCTACCGGTTCATGAGCAACTCGAAGTCGGCACTGCTGGTCTACACCCCCAGCTCGCCGTCCCTGATGACCCCGGCTGGTGGCTACTGCTTCACCTGGAACGGATACCTGGCTGGCAACAGCTACGGGATCCGGATGAAGAACTTCCGGATGGAGCCGATCGCCGCGGACCGCATCGAGGGCGAGATGACCTACGACATGCGGATCATCGCCAAGGACATGGGCATCTTCCTCGCCAACGCGGTGGCGTAGGTCGATCTACTCTGAGACGGGCTGTGGGTTGAGGCCCATGGCCCGTCTTCGTCAGGAGGAAAGATGTACTCAGCATTCGGTGTCGACCACGGGTACGAAGAGGTCGAGAAGGGCATCGGCAGTGCTGTCCGTGGTCTGTTCGGCGGCGGCAAGAAGGTAGCCCAGGCCGGGAGGCACGTCGGCGAGGCCAGCCCGATGTATGACTCCCTGGCAGCCAAGACCGGGATGCGCAGCGGTGGAGCCCACCGGGCACCCGGGTCACATCGGGGCACGCTCAAGGCGAAGTCGTTCAACCCGTTCGGTGGCGGCGGGAAGCGACGGGCAGTCTGATGGTCAGCCAGCTGCTGAAGAACGACAAGATCTCCTTCGTCGCGTGTCGGAGCTTCTCCTCGCGTGGGAAGGACTACGAGGTCGGAGACGACTTCCCGCAGGAGGATGCACGCGACATCGAGGTCTTCGTCCGGGCCCGGTACGTGGTCCCCGTCGTCGAGGACATCGCGGACAAGACCCACATCCGGCACTGGCACCAGCACATCCGGCCCAAGGACGAGGTGCTCGAGCGGCTGGCCCGTGATCGGGTGCAGCTGAGGATGCCGCACGAGTACGACTCCGATGAGGTCGTGGACCTGGAGGTCCTGACCCACCCCGAGACGACTCCGGAGCCTGAGAATGAGCCCGCTCCGGAGCTCGAGGAAGAGGACCCGAACGAGCCGACCTTCGACCCCGGTGACCACACGGTGTCCGAGGTGGAGGCCTACCTGGCGGAGCACCCCGAGGATCATGATCGTGTAGTCGCAGCCGAAGAGGCTGGCCGTGGCCGCAAGGGGATCGTAGGAGACTGACATGGAGAGCGCCTTCGGGATCGACCACGGCTACGACGAGATCGAGAAGTTCGAGGGGCTCGGTACCGGTCTGGCCAGCATGACCAGGAACGTCGGCTCCGCCCTGAGCCGGAAGGGTGCCGGCCTGCGCCGTGCCGCCCAGCCTGGCACCGGAGCTCGGATGGCGACCCCGGGGAAGGTCAACAAGCCGATGCAGAACGTCGGAGCCGGGTTGGGGAAGGTCGGAGGAGGCCTCCGGAAGCTGAGCACGAACATGGCCGCGAACCCCATCAAGACCGGAGCCATCGCGACTGGTGTAGGAGCTGCCGGAGTGGGTGCGGCTGGTGCTGGTCTCTACAGCAACCGTAGGCGGTAGGGCTGATGTACAGCGCGTTTGGGGTTGACCACGGGGAGATCTCCAAGGTCAGAGCCAGTGCGCCGCGACCCCCGAGGTCGCTCACGCGCGTCCTGCGCAGGCGAGGCTCTGCTGCCCAGCGGCGGACCGCCGGCACGGGTCCGGTCGTACCGGGCTCCCAGCGCGGGGTCAGGGGTGCGCTGAACCGGGCCGGCGAGGCGGATGTCTCGATCAAGGGCGTCGGTAGGAAGATGGGCACCGCCGCAGGACTCACCAGCGCCTTCATGGCGCGACACCCCGGGATCACCGGTACGGCAACGGTGGGAGGGGGAGGCGCGCTCGGCTACAAGCTCCTGAGCGACAAGGAGCCCAAGCGCAACCGCAAGAAGACGGCGGAGTGATGGCCTACACCTATGACGCGCCAGGAGTCACCGACAAGGACACGATCAGGTTCCTGATCCAGGACACCGATCCCCACGATGCCGGCGAGTGGCTGATCACCGACGAGGAGATCCAGTACGCCTATGAGACCTGGTTCCCGCTGTACAACTCCCACGAGTATGTCGCTGCGGTTCTAGCGGATACGATCGCAGCGCGTTACGCACGTGAGGCGTCCTACTCGGCTGATGGCGTGAGCGTGTCGCTCGGGCCGGTGGGGGATCAGTACCGGATGCTGGCTGCCTCGCTCCGCGAGCAGCACAAGAGCACTCTCGTTGGGGGTATGCCTGATGTAGGCGGGATCGCCCCCAACGAGGGTCTCCTGCCCGACACGAAGCCGTTCTCCTTCGGCAAGGGCATGCACGACAACATCGAGGCCGGCGCGCAGGAGTGGGGCGGGGTCTACCCGCCGGACATCCCGGTCACCGGGAACCAGAACGTGCCGGACTCCGAGAAGATCGTCGAGCCGTGACCAGCCCGATCACCGCCGAGTCGCGGGCCTACGTCCGGGCCCGGGCCACAGCGGTGATGGAGTACACCTGCCGGATCGTGCGAGGTGAGCGCCCAGGGGGCTACGACGAGGACAGCCTGGTCTACACCCCACAGGGACTCGGCGAGGTCGTCTACGAGGGCCCCTGCCGGATCTGGGAGGTGGCCAACGCCAGCTCGTTCGTGGTCGCGGACACCGACATCTACCAGATGTCCACGAACCTCTCGATCCCCTGGGACGCCCCGCAGGTGATCCTGCGCTACGACGAGGTGACCATCCTGACCGCACCCCAGGACTCCCAGATGGTGGGGAAGCGGTATGAGATCGCGACCATCGCCAAGGCGGGTGAGCTGAGGGCCACTCGCCGCTTCGAGGTCACCGGGATCATGTGATGGAGAGCGCCTTCGGCATCGACCACGGGATCGTCAGCAAGGGTGTGCACGAGGGCTACGCCTGGTACGACCATCCGCACACCACCTACCAGCATCCCAAGCACGGTCGGGTGAACGTGCACCACGTCGGCTACCTGGATGACAAGACCGGGGTCTACGAGCACGTTCGAGATCGGGACAAGAAGACGCTTAAGCACACCACCGGTGCTCAGATCAAAGGCGCAACGTGGCACACGATCACCGACCGCAAGGAGCTGAAGCCGGGCGTGAAGTTCTCCGATGACTCTGGTGGCAAGACCAGAGCTCGCGAGGTCTCCAAGGCCTATCGGCCCAACGTCATCAGTGCCCGGAAGGCGATGCATGGAGATCGCGCTATCAAGGCGAACGACACCATGCGCGGAAAGCTCAAGCTTCACTACCTCGGAGGTAGAGCCAGGGCTGCTGAGTGGGGTCGTGAAGGCGAGCGTGATCTGGGTGAACGAGAGGCTGCTTGGTCCAAGGCAGCCCTGAAGGGCCACCACAACCTGGTCCGTCGAGAAGGCAAGCGGGTACTCCCCTGATGGGCGCGGTAGGACAGGCCGATATCTCCCAGCTGGCGCAGGCGCTGCGGGAGACCTCCAAGATGTCCGGGTTCACCACCCAGCAGGTGATGATCCAGAGCGCCAACCACATCCTGGCCGAGATGGAGGCCAGGGTGCCGGTGAAGACCGGGAAGCTCAAGGGCTCCCTGCGGATCCAGGTGCACACCGACACCGTGATCATCGGCCCGAACGAGAACCAGGCTCCGTACGCCGGGTACGTGGAGTTCGGGACCAAGCCGCACGTCATCAAGCCCAAGAGCGTGCACGGGGTGCTGGTGTTCTACATCGGCGGGAAGAAGATCGTGACCCGCAAGGTGAACCACCCGGGCACCCAGCCACAGCCGTACGTGCAGCCCGCGTTCGAGGCATGGGTGGACTCCCTTGGGACGATGGCAGCAGAAGCCAACGTCCAGGTCTGGAGGCACAATGCCCCCTAGCTCCATCTCGCGTGGACCGATCACCAACCGTCTTCTGGACGAGCTGGTGACCGAGGGCTTCCCCGTGGGCGACAACGCCCAGCCATCGGTGGCGTTCGGCTGGCAGGGAGAGCCGAACGCACCCGGCACCACGTTCACCCCATGGCTCTCGCTCTCTCCAGGAGCAGCCTCACTACAGAACCCTTCGGGGGCCATGGGGGACTCACAGTCCGAGTGGCGGTTGGCCTACTCGGTGATGTACGCCGGCATCTCCCGGAAGCAGACGGAGGCGCTGGCGGATCGAATGAGGATGAACCTGACGAACATCAACAGGGAGTTCGTCACCACCAATACCGGGGAGTGGTACATCCAGAAGTGCACCTGTATCACCATCGGGAACACGACCCGGATCGGCTCCGCCTATCCGGACTACTTCACACAGGCAGACTCGTTCGAGGTCTGGGTCACGAAGGGATAGGGACATGGGAGTGCAGGAAGTCAAGATCGTCCACGGCGAGACCGGTGACGAGGCCTACGTGAGCGAGGAAGCAGCTGAGGCCTACGCCGAGCTCGGCTGGACGCTTGCAGATGATGGAAGTAGCGAAGAAGCCCAAGACGTAGCTGACCATCCGATCGAGACGCAGGTCGAGGCTACGAAGAAGAAGACCACGAAGGAAGGCTGACCACGATGGCCAGAATCATCCCGAATGAGAACACCTGGATCGGGTTCACGCCTACCGCGATCACCGACCAGAAGCCCACCGTCGCGCAGATCGCGGGCGCGGTGGACCTGACCGGGTACTGCATCAGCCTCAACGCCTCCGCGCGCGGCAACACGGTGCCCACTCCGGCCTTCGACAGCCTCTTCGAGACCAGCACCGCCGGCACCTCGGCAGCGACCTTCGACGCGGACTTCTACCGTGACGACGCTGTGGGCCTCACCGGTGACATCGCTTGGAAGACGCTGTACCGCGGCGCTCGTGGCACCTTCATCATCTCCCGCTTCGGTCGTCCAGGTACTGGGTCGAACATGCCGATCGCGGGCGACATCGTGGAGGTGTGGACGGTGATGATCACCTCGAGGACGATGGCGAACATGAGCTCCAACACGGTGCTCACCTTCACCGCGTCGTGCTCGGTCAACATCGAGCCCAATGAGGCGTACACCGTCGCGTAACAGGGATAGCATCGGATCGACTA